TAATCGCTATGTCCTTCATCAACATAACAAGTCTGCCATTCATAAAAAGTATATTGCATTTTACCCTCCATTGTTAGATGGCTCATTATTGAGCCACCTCTGTCATTTCTTTTTTAGTAAGTTTTATTAAATTTTCTAAATCTTTAATAGCTCTTTTGCATTTTTTTATTTTTGTTTCATAATATTTAACTTGTTCTTTTCCAGTTTTAATGTTCATTTTATTCTCCATTGTTAGATGGCTCATTATTGAGCCACCTTTAAATATGCTTTTAAAGTTTTATAAATTCCTACTCTTTTTGCACAAGTAAGACCAATAGCAAAGAAACCAGTAGTACTTTCGCCATCATAATCTTTATGCCAAGAAGAATTCCAATTCTTATCTAAATCAAATTCCCAATGATTATGACCATGTAATTCTTTTCCACATCTCACACAATCAGATGCATCTTCTTGTTTATCAGTTGTATATTTTCCATCAAAAATATCTTTAATAATTTTTTCTGCTTTAATTATTAAGTCGTTCATTTTTTTCTCCTTTGTTAAATTCATAACTTATTATAAACAAAATGTTTATATAAGTAAATAGCTAATTTATGGCTGTTTTAAAGGGTTTTTTAGATAGTTTCTTCTACAGGAGTAGCAAATTGACCTAAAGTGGCACTTGCACTATCAATTTCATTATTAATTAAATGAATTTTTTCATCTTCATCTACAACTGCTTTAGCAATTTGTTTATCTATTTCTTTTTGGAAAGTTTCAGATTTAACACCACTTGCTTTTGCTTGTTGTAGGAATTGTAAATCACTTGCATAATCTCTTAAATCAAAAGTATCTGGATAATCAATCATGCCATCAAAAGTTTGGTTTTGCCATTTAGCAAAAAATGTCCATATTCCTTCTTCGGCATTTTCTAATAGATCAGCCTTTTCAGATAGTCTTGCATTTAATAATTGAAATTCTGTTTGTAATGCTATCCCACTTGATACTTGTTTTTCTGTTGCTCTAACACTACCCATATGAGTAATTCTATTAATAGCATCTACTTTCATTTGAATAGTTTTCATTATGCTTTCTAATGACTGAGAACTTGGCTGAATAATATAAGGTTTTAAAGCAGCATCCATATCTTCTGGCATTTCAATAATACTTCCAGCACCAGCAGAGGCTTCTACATTAGGTGTTTTAACTAAGCTAGGGTGATTAGATAATCTTATTAATTGTTCTATTTCTGAATAGTCATTGTAAATTGATTGTTGTAATTCTGCCACATCTGATAAATCAGAAATACCAATAGCTTTCTTTTGTGATTTTTGATTAAATAAATTAACTGCTGGTATCTCTCCTAAAGCATTAGGTACTTCTTCTAATAAAATAGGTTTAGATTGTTTGTATTCTTGCATAAAATCTTTAATTTCATAAGTACAAATAGTTTCTGGTGTCCAAACTTTTATAATTGCTCTATCTGAATTTATATCTTCAATGACTGTGAGAAGGGTTAAAAAATATCTTCCGTTGGCTTGTCTTTCGTATTGCCAATTAGTAATATTTTCTGGAGTATAGATTGAAAGATAAGGTCTAATATCTTGTATTAATTCTTCTGCCATTGAACTAGCTTGTGTTGATGGCTTATCTACTATTGCCCAGCAGTTACCATAGATTGATGCGTTCATTTGCATTTCTCTAATAATATGAGAAAAACTTCTTCCATCTAAATCAGCATCTTTAATAAATGATTGTAATTGTGGGTTTCCAGTTAATGACCCATAATCTCTTGTTGGTGCAACTCTAAATAAAAAACTAGAATAAACTTGCACTACATTTCTGCAATGATTGTCTAGTGCTGTAAAACTTTGTCGCTTTAAATATTCTTCATCTGATTCTAAAATATACCTATTAAGAAAATATCCGTTGGTATAATCTTGACCGCCTAAATAAGAACGCAAATGAAAATTCCAATTTTTCATACTTTCATCATAATCTTGATGTCTGTGTGTTAAAAATTCTCTCGTATAGTCTGCCATTAACTCCACCTAGTAGGTCTGTTTGGTTTAAAATCTCTACGCAATGGATACATATATTCAATCATATAACCTAAAGCATCATTAAAATGATCAAAGCCACTATCTTTATCTGGAACATGAGTACCCTCTTTGTATATCTGTCTTTGTAAACTCTTAATTAAGTTTTTGCAAGATTTTATCATAAACAGACTAGACTTACCATTAACATTTTTTAATTTAGAATTAACTGCATTTATTCTATCTCTAACTAAAGGGTGTGTAGATCTACATCTAACTTCAAATCCAGCATTTTTTAAAATAGATAAATCGGTAAATCCTCCAGCAGATGTTTTCCTTTGTCTGGAAGCTGGGTCTGGATAAACAACTACTTTTTGTTTGTATCGTTGCTTTATTTCTTCAACCATTTCGGCTGTGTTAGAACTCCAGATTTGAATTTCATCAAATATTATAATTTTATTATCTTTCTCTTGTGCCACTACGCAACACATAGGATCAATATTAAAATCCATACCAATATGAATTGTGCCATCATGTAATTTATAATCTTCAATAACATTATTATTTATATCAAAATTATAATAGATAATACCAGCATAATTAACAAAAGTTGCTAGATATTCTTGCTGAAAAGTTCTCTCATCTAAATCATTTTTTGCTTGTTCTATTTCTTCTTGGTCTACTTGACCACCTTCAATAGTTGTAAATTTAAAACTTTTCCATTCCTTATCTTTTCTGGAATATAAATCATAAGCAAAATTAAATCCTTTTGGACTGCCGCAGAACAAAGCAGATCCTTTAGTATCACTTAATGTCGGTCTTAAAACTTCATACCAAGCATTAGGTTTAATGTCGGCAAATTCATCAAGGACAATAAAGTTTAGACCAACGCCACGAAGCGACTGTTCATTATCTGCACCTTTTAATTGAATTAATGAGTTGTTTTTAAGCACAATAGATAAATCACTATCATTTATTTTCTTTGCCCATTTATGTTTTATCATTTGCTCTTTAAGCATTGTCCAACAAATGTTTTTAGATTGCCTATAGCTAGGAGATACATACCAAACTTTTTGATTAGGAAATCTTGCAAATTTAGCTAATTCATTAATGGCTAGGAATGTCTTACCAAATCTGCGTCCAGAGATTAAAACCCTAAATCTCTTTTCACATGAAATAACTTCTTGCTGTGGTTTAGTTAATGGCACTATTTAGATAATTTTTTTATTTTATCTTTAAGTTTTCTATTTTCATCTCCTAAATACAAAACTTTATCTAATGTTCTAGTTTGCATAATGTTTAATTCATTATTTACTCTTTTTAAATCATCATTATCTAGTATTACCTTATCATATTTTGCTAAATATTTTTTATATTTTGCTAAGTTTTTTTTATATTTTAATGCCCATTTATCTGCTCTTTTTTTTTGATTAACTTCTTTTGTTTCTTCATTGTATGTATTTAATTTTTTATATTTTTTATACCAATCTCCATTCATTTTAATAAATTTTTGAGTATCTACCATTCTATTCTCCATTGTTTAAACTGACCATGCCAATGGCTGATCATCATTAGTTATAGGTGACTCTGCTTGACCTAATATTTGTTTACCAAGCCATATCTGCATAGTAACATTTCCACCTTCTGCTGACTTCCATTGTAGTTGTCTTAACCTCAATTTTTGTGTTGCTCTCCCTTTTGTTGTAAATTCCGAATAACTTTTATCAATTAAATCTGCTGAACATCCAAAAAATTGTGCTATTTCTATATTGGTACAGCCAAATTTTGCTAGGTTTTCTAACTGTTTTTTATCTATTATATACTTTTTAGGTCTTGCCATTTTTAATCCTCTTATACTGAGAGTGTCAGTTTTTATTAAAATATGCTTTTAATTGCAAAATTACAATATTAATTATCAAATTTTTTTAATTTTAATCCATAATTATTTATACCTTTATTAATTTTAATATTATCTTTTAATACCAATCTGTTATTTCTTTTAAATTCATTGTAATTTACTATATGATGCCAACGACCATATCTCCATTTTAATTTAGAAACATCTGGGTGTAATTGTACTTGCATTTTAGATTTAGGTAAAGTTCCTTCTCCACTATAAAATGCTTCTGTATTTCCGCCTTTTATAACTTGTGTTGTTATTTTTTCTTGTAAAAAAGCATTGAATTGAACTGTACACCACCCAGCTTTTAACATTTGTAGTGATAGGTCTGTATCTTCATTATACCTACCTCTCCACCGAAAAGGAACATTATTATTAATTAAGTTGCAAGAATATATACGAGTGTTTACTGTAAAAGGAGGGTAAGCAAATGCACTTCTATCTGTTACAAACATTGTATATTGTGGTCCAGCCATAGAAATATTTTTATACCTTAATACAAAATCCTCCATAACTTTAAAAGGAGTTCCATCATAACAAGTAATTCTTTGATTTTTATTGTATCGTTTAAAAGATTTTATATTATCGTCCATTACCCAATGCCATTTAAAACCATTAGAAATAGAGTGTTCCCAAATAAAATTTCTTGCTCCACCGGGACCTTTACTTTTGGTATCACCTAAATTATCACAAGTATCATATTCATCTTGAAATTTTTTATCTAAAATTAAAATTTTTTTTTTATCAATTACATTAGCATATTCTACATACTGTTTTTCTTCTATAACAATATAATATGGAACTTGCATTTTTTCTAATGCTTTTGAAGTTAATCTAGAATCAGCTCTACTTTTACTTGGAATATATAAAGGGAATTGTGGATTATTCTTCAACATAACCTTTATCTTTTAGAACTTGTTTTTCTTGTCTAGGAAAATAAATCCATCTTGTTTTATCTGAACAATCTTGTTTAATTAGTTGAAAAAAAGTTTCTAGATCTTTTTGCGACATAAAATGAACAGTCATACTTCTATGAGGTGTTTTATCATCATGTTCATATTCTGGCATACCTTCCCATTCTTCTTTTTGGTCAAGCCATTTAGTATTAGCATCATCAAATGTTATTAAACTTTCCAATTCATGAGTTTCAAAACCTAAATTATCTAATTCATAATTATTATCTAATAAATCGGTAAATTCTTTTTGCAATGCTGAATAATCCCAATCTGCATATTCATTTGTTTTATTATCTGCTATCCTGTATGCTTTTGCTTTTTCTGGAGATATATTAGCTATTACTACAGGTACAGTTTTATTATTTAACATTTTTGCCGCTTCAAATCTTGAATGACCTACTATAATAATATTGTTTGTATCTATAACAATAGGTTGTTGCCACCCAAATTCTGCAATACTATTTGCAACTTTTTCTATGTCTCTTTTTTTTCTAGGGTTATTTATATAAGGAATTATTTTATCTATTTCTATTTGCTCTATTTTCATCAATGTAAAGTTGTCCTTTCATTTAAAATATCAAAAATATTTATTTTATAATTTTTAATTAAATACATTTTTGCATCATCTTCTGTTTTAAATCCATTAACTTGACTAAAAGATGTGTATGTATCATCATCTTCTTCACTAGGTAATATAAAAAAAATTTTATATAATTTATTTTCCACATAATCTTTATACTGTAATATTTAATTTTTCCATAGCTTCATCTGATAATTTTCCTTCCTTGTGTGCTGTTCTAATATCATTTTCATAATCATTTGGAAACTTCATACCCTTTTTCCAAGATGATAAATTTCTAAAAGGATCTTGTGTATTTGTACTGATTATATCTTTTTGATCTGATACCAACACCTCTGTCCAACCCTCGCTATTAAGCCATGTACTAAAATGAGGTATAAATTGCTTATCAGTTACAGATGTACATTTAGCATTATACTTATCTACTAATAAATCATCTTTTACTTTATTATGTATTTTTCTATATACTTTTAAAGCATTAGACTTTGTTCCCCTTTTAACTGTTAATTTAGACCATATATTTTCAAACATATTATCTATTTCTTTATAATTATAATTATAACTATAATTAGCATTGCGTTCGCTTGTGCTTTCGCTTTGCGTTTTATTCCATCTACGATTTGCTGATTCAGTTGCTTTACCAGATTTTTCTACAACCCAATTAAATTCTTCTTTTTGTGCTTTGCAGTAATAACCATTTTCATCTTTTTTAAAAAATTGTTTTAAAATATATTCAATTATTTTTAAATTACAACCTTGACCTATTCTTTGCAATCTTTCTATATTATTAGGTAAATATGCTTCTTTCTTCCAAGCATAACAGAGTAATCTAAAATATACTCCTAATTCTTCATTGGTTAGATCTTGTGTATCAGAAATAAAATTATCTGGACTGATGCCCATTTTCCATATCTTTGTCATTATTTTTCTCCATTTGTTTAAATGCTTCTTCTTTACATACTAATATATAATCTGGAAAATATAAACTATTTTCTTCCACTATGTTAACTAAATAATATATTTTTTTATCTAATTCTTGAATATTCATATTCTTCAAAGATTATATCTATTTGTTGTTTGCACTCAATAAAAGTGCCTTTGAGAAGAAAAAAAGGTGTGCCTAATATATTAGATACGACTTTCCATTGTCTTTGTGCTGGACTTAATCTGCCTTTAGGCATCTTAATTTCACAATAAACAAACTTACTTTTAGGAAATTCTAATATCAAATCTGGTACTCCATTCTTCATCCCCATTGCTTTCAGTTTCTTTAAGTACCAAACTTTTCGCTTACCTTCGTTTGGTGTATGCCAAAACCTAAATTGATATCTATTTTGTTTTTGAGATAAGTAAACGACTATTTGTTGCTGTAAAATGCTTTCATTTGTTCGCATATATATAGTTGGGGCTGACAATGGAGAAAAAGCAACCCCAAAAACCCTTATATTCTAACAAAAATCAGATAGCAAATTATTTTTATATTTTTTGTATACTTTTATAAACAAAATGTTTATAATAAATAAAATTTAACAAAGGAGAAAATAATGAAACTACTTACTAAAGAATTAATTAATAAATTTAACAAAATAGGAAGTCAAGAAAATATAGACGATCCTATTATTGTTGCAAAATTTTTTCACCCTTTTTCAAATTATACTTGGTATGCTACTGAATATAATGATGAAACTAAAATGTTTTTTGGAATGGTACATAATCAATATAAAGAAATGGGATATTTTAGTTTTATGGAATTATTTTCATTAATTATTGGAGGGATACATGTTGAAAGAGATTTGTATTTTACAAGAAAAAAATTATCAGATTTAGAAAAGGAGAATAAATAATGATAAAATTTTTAGAATTAAATGATTATGAAACATCTGTATTTAATAATGCAGATAGATTTACTTTATGGTCTAAAAACTTCAAAAAAGAATTTAAAACATTTGAAGATATACAAGATTATGAAAATGATGATGATTTTATTACTAATAAAAAATATCTTGTTTATGCTATTCAAAATAATAGCCAAGCATGTATAGCAACAATGGAGAATAAATAATGTTTAAAGCACATTGGGTTATCTTATATTTGTTTGCTTGTTTTATAGCTTTGTACATACCGCATTGGATATAATGAAAATTGAAATAACAAAAAAAGAATTAAGAGTTTTACATGCTTTTATAAATGGAAATGATAATCCAGAAATAGCAGGTATTAATGCAACAATATTTGATACTCGTAGAAACTTAATAAAATATATAGAGCCATTAAGGCAAAAAATTAATAATAAAATAATGGAGAAAAAATAATGAAAGATAAAGAATACATAAGAAGATTAAGGCAAATAGGGTGGAGAAATAATTTTCCACCCAAAGCTACAGAGGAGCAAATAAACAAAGCAAGACAATCTGCTTGTGATATTTATAATGCTATTAGCAAATCTGTATTAGATTTTCCAAATCAAATCAAAAAACCTACTAAAGCTGAGATAAAAAAAGTTTATAAAAAAAAAGCACATCTCAGTAAAAATGTTATAGTTTACAAACCTATATTACCATTTGAAAGAAAGGATATATAAAATGCAAAAAAAATACCAACCTTTTAGAATAATACCAAATAATGTTGAGTATGTTATTTCAACATTAGGTAATAATAAAACTTTTACAATTACAAAAAGATTAGATGATATTTTAATTGATAGATCTAATAAATATAAAAAATCAATTAAAGACGAAAAAAATAAAATTCCTAGAGATTGGCTATATGGATTATGGGTAAATATTTATATTAATAGTAGACATGATTTCTATCCAGACCCTGTGGGATTAAATATTTATGAAACTAAATTTCAACAATGGAGAAAAAAATGGTTAAGAAAATTATTATCATATTTTTAGTTTTAATATTGTCTGCTTGTTCAAGTTATGTACCAGTATATGACCCAACAGGTAGTAATTCAAAAGAATTTTATGATGACCTTGCAGAATGTCGTTTTGTAGCTGAAAGCCAAATGAGTGGTTTTCAATATGGTTATTATGAAAGAAAAGTTATTGGAAAATGTATGGAAAATAGAGGTTATTCTATTTTAAATGCTCAATAATTAGTATATAAACAAATAAATAAACAACGGAGAAAATAATGAAAACTTTAGAACTACAAGATTTTAACTTTAAATTATCACAAGTTAAAAAATTAATAGCAGATGCAGAAATAGGAAAAGGTTTAGTCAATATAAAAGGCAAGATTTATTCTACAGTTGGTTTGCGAATTACTAAATTAAGAGATCAATTTGGTATAGCTATTTCAACTAAATTTATTGTCCATGAAAATACAGATGATAAAGTTATGGTGGAATGTAAAATTTATTTACATGGAGAAGAAAAAAGTCAATTTTTGTCTAATGGTTTTGCTGAAAAGAAAAGATCATTAAATTTTATTACTAAGACTGCCGCTATAGAATTCTGTCAGACAACAGCTTTAGGAAGAGCTTGCGCTGGACTAGGAATAATTTCAGACCACAATATTGCTTCAGCAGAAGAAATTTATGGAGCAACAGATGATTCGGATAAGCCGAATAATAAAACTAAAATAGGAGTAATTGAAGATGTCTAAAACATACATTAAATTATTTAAAAACGATAAAAAAATTGAGGGAGATAATCAACCTTTATATAGCAATAGCAAGGTTTCAGTTAAAGAAGCTATTATGCTACATCCAGAGAATTTATATTCTGCTGCAATTTGGAAGAATGAAGATGGCTCTTTAAACTTTAAAATTGAGCCAAAAGAAGAACAACCAACTCAACAATCTGAAGATATTTGAAACCATATTTAAGATTAGTACAAAAGTATTGGGGATATGCCGATCAAGATATCCCCTTATGCTTTAACTGTGGAAATGATTTTGCAGTTGATTGGCATCATATAGAATCTAGAAAAAATGGAGGTGATAAAACAAAAAATACAATATCCAATCTTATAGCTTTATGTAGATTATGTCATAATTTGGCACACGATCATAAGATAAGCAAAGAAACTTTAAAAAATAAATTAATGGAGAAAATAAATGATTACAAAAAAAATTAAGACTTTGTATGGTAATTTAATATCAGTACAAGGTAAGTATATTAAACAAGCATTAAAAAGAAAATGTGATTTGCGACTAATTTATCAAGATGCAAAAATGATACTTGCAAACTCACAATTAGAAAAACCAATTAAAACAACAATAGTTCCAGACAAATTTACAGGCAATATGAATATGCTGTATTACTATGAATGGAAACCTATTGATAAAAGACAGGGAGATTTATTAATATGATAGATAAAAAAATATTTGAGAAGTTTAATTTGCTTCCTTTTAGTCCTAGCAGATTAAATGCTTTTAGAGATTTTCCTTGTGGCTTTGTTATGCGATATATTTATGGATATGATTTCCCAGCTAGTCCTCCTATGATTAGAGGATCAGCAGTAGAATATGGATTTAATTTTTATTTTACTGATGGGTATTCTCTGGATCAATGTATTCAAAAAGCATTTAATTATTATGATGATGGTGTTACTTTTACTATGGATAAAGATAAAGCTGAAAAGGAAAGGGCATTTATAGAGCCAATGCTTAATCTTATATATCCAGAATTATCAAAAACTAATTCTAAATATTTAGGTTTTCAAATGAAAGTATCTACAGAAATTCTAGGCATACCATTTTCTGGATATACAGATTATGCTTTTGAGAATGATGAAAGAATAACTGTTATAGATCTTAAAACAAAAGGCAAGTTGATGAAAAAACATAGCGATATGTTACAACAAGCTATCTATAAAAAAGCATTAGAGGAACAATACAAAAAACCTGTTGATGTTAAGATTCTTATTGTAACACCTAAAAAATTTGAATATGTTAATATTGATGATACAGAAAATTTAATGAAAGAAATAGAAATGTCATTAATCAGTTGTGCTAACATGATTAAAATTTGTAAAGAAAAAGAAAGTTTATCAAGTTTAATAACTCCAAATCTAGATGATTGGTACTGGTCAGATGCAGACAAAAGATCAGCTAGAGAAACTATTTGGGGTATTTAATGGCTGGGCAATTTAGAGGATTTTACAGTGGCCTTGTAACTGCTGGGACAAAGTCTAATAGTTGTAACTCTTTATTGCCCTAATTTTCTCCCAATGGCTATTAGACATTACATAAAAGGCATAAAAAAAGGGGTGTTATTAGCACCCCTTTATTCGTTTAATAAAAAATTTATTTATTAATAACCATGTTGAGCATTTACTTGCTTCCAATTAATTCCAGAATTTTTCCATTTATAAGAAACTTTCCAAGTAACTTCTGTGCATCTTTTTTCATCTACTTCATAACCACCATTAAAATATCCTTCAGATATATCATAATATTTCTTTGAATAATTTTGATAAGCAACTTTATATGCATCTTTTAAATCATACAATTTTGAAACTTTAATTAATGCTTCTCTAGTTCCAAATAATGAAACAACTTCAAATAAGTGATAGTTCATATTATTTTCTCCTTTTGTTAAATTCATTATTATTATATAAACATATTGTTTATACTTGTAAACATTATTATTTAAAATAATGAAAAAAACTTCATCTAGGCATAAAAGCCTATTTTTAGCCATATAGAGGTATTTGTAGTTCTGGGGTATAAATCTATATAAAATAGATTAAAAGACCACTAGTGCTTAAATTTTATCCATTTTCTTAACTACTCCTAGAGGTATTATGTTCCTATCCCCAAAATAGCCATCATCAGAGTAACTTGAGAAAATATAAAGGTAATTTCTGTCTTTTTTAAATATGTAGGCAAAACTCGTAATACTAGCTGTTTTCATTTTGTTAAAATCATCAAAACTAGAAATACTTGAATCGCCTACAATATCTTCCCAAACTATAATATGGAAATGGTATTCTTTACCATCAATGGTAATTTTATTTTTTTTTTTTTTTTCGTTTAATTGGTTTTTTCTTTTTAGGGGGTCTGCCTTTTTTTGAGCCATAAGTCCCTTTACCATAAGGCATTAATGTAATATCCAATTATGTACTGCTAGAATAACAACAATACATATTGCCCATTTTAATTTAGGATTTAATTCCCAAGACCATAACCATTTAAACATATCCATTGCTCTATTTATCATTTTGCAACTCCTTTTGTTTTCTCAAAAGTACGAAGAGCGCCCATGCCTAATAATGACATCACCAAAGGCATGAGAGTTCCCATATCTAACACCGGAAGATTTAACACTTCATAGTGAAATATGCCAAGAAAAAATAAAATAAATTTTGATAGGACGAACTCCCAGAATATTGCCAAAGCACAACTCATTCCTATCATTGGTCGCCATGACCTTTGCATAAAACCACTAATTCCTCCAGCAGTTGAACTAGCATCAGCCAAATTAATTGACATTTGTTTTTCTTTTAGCTTGGCTTCAACTTCTGCAAATCGTAATTTTAATTGTTCTTTTTCTTCTGTAGAAGTATGTAATTCATCAATAATACCACCAACGGCTTTAATACTGCCACTAGAAAATACATCTAACAAACCCATTATTTATTACCGAATACTGTCATAGGTGGAATAATATTACAAAATGCTGCTACTAATCCATAAGGATCATTAAATGAATAACCTAATTCATTAACTTCTTTTTTTATTTTTGGTGGTTGTTTAATCTTTTTTTTCATATTTTTTGTTCCTTGCTTAATTTAGCCATTTTTTCTTTTAATTCTTCTTCTTTATATTTTTTTCTATTTTCATATATTTCTTGTAATTCTTCTGGTGTTGTAATTCTTTTTCTATGTTTCCTCAAGTCAACTTTTTCATTTTCTGAATTAATCGGCTTGCCCTGTGTGATGTTTGATTGTACCATAAACTATCTTGCATTTCTAAACTAGCTTGTTCATATTTATTGTTTTTTAATGCTTCTTTAAACTTAACAAATTTATTAAGTCTTGGCAATCCCAGTTGAAAGCTCATATGAGTTACTATTTCTTTAACATCTTCTGAAATATTCATATTTTTTGTAAATTTACGCATATCTCTAATTGCTAAATTTAAATCAATTTCTAAAGTTTTTTCAACTTTTTTATGTGAAATTATATCACCTAATTCTAACTTTTCATAATCTCTAACTAAATGACCAACTCCATATGTTAAATTTCCTAAATGATCTTTGTAAACCTCAAACTTTGTCCCTTCTTCTTTTCGTATTTCTTCTTTTAATTTTTCTAGGTTCATTTTTAATCTCCTTTGCCCAATCTAATTTTGCACCAAAATAAAAAACTTTGCTTTTTCTGCCTAGCCAATCATTTTCAAACCAATATTGTGCTATATATTTATTTTTCATCTTCTATACACTTTTCCAAATATACTGCCATATCTAAACATTCTTCCTGTGCTTCTATTAACCATTGTTTTTTAGTTTTTTTTGTTTCCTCCATAGTATTGCCATATTTAATTATTCCCTTGTTCGCCCTCATTATCATTTTGTCTGATACTCTTTGAATGAGTTTGTCTTTTGTTTTCATGTTTCTCCTTTAGTTCTATCATTGATACAAAATTATGACCTTGTATATGACCATCTGCTAATAACAATTGAGATATACCATAACTCCACCCATTAGCATTGTTTATAGCATAACTTTCAATATGACCAAAGTCCATACAAGTTCCAACATTAATTATTTTAACATAATTACCTCTACCTAGCTTTGATGCTCTCCAAGATCTTTCTCTATGACTATGACCAAAGACTATATCATGCATAGCATTATTAGAAATTTGACTTGCTTCTGCCATTTTTCCACCCATTTCTCGCCCCATTTCATTTAATGGTACATGAACAAAAGCAACTCCCTTGATAAAGAAAAAATCCCCATATTCAGATATTCCCCAACCTCTAGATCTCCATAGGTTTTCATATTGCTGTGAGAAAGTACCAACTACTTCTTTGTGTTCGTTTTCATAACGATATAATCGTAATTCGTGATTGCCTAAGCAATAATGCTTGTGGCATTGATGATCTCCTATTCCTTCATGTAATAAATTTAATGCTTCTTTTGTGATTTGTATGTCTTCTGATATAGGAGGTTTAGCTCCTCCTTTAACAGTATGATTTTTATCAAAAGAATTAACTGAATCAAAAGAACAAAAATCCCCAATGCATACGACATAATCTGGTTTGTAATCATTTATTTGTTTTCCTATCCAATAAAATCTATCTATATTTTCATCTGGAGAAACATGAGCATCTGGAATAACAAATACTTTAGTAGGGTTTGAAAATGAGGTTGATTGTGCTGGTATTCTTATTATAGGTTTTTTGTATTCTTCAATAATAATTTGTGGTTTTACTTCTTTATATTTATGCCATTCTATAGTCCAATGTGAACTATCTAATGCTAATTTTTCTATTTTTTCTATTTTATGTTGTAATGTAGTTCTAGGAATATCTAAAAGATCAGAAACTATTTTTTTTGCTCCTGTTGGCTGACCAATACCACCTTTACCTATGGGTGGATATCCCTTATCTAATGCTTCATGTAATTTTTCTTGTATTGCTTTGAGTTCATTCCACTCTGTATCTTCCATTAATCCGCCTAATTAAAAAATCTTAAACCCCAAGCAATAAATTGAGTTGCAACCATAAAACCTATTGCCCATAAAACAAAATTTAATCTGCTGATATCTTTTTCAATATGTTTTAAATGATTATTTTCTATTCTATCTATTTTATCATAGATATGAATAATATGTTCTTTTGTTGTCTTAGGTATTAAATTTGTCATTTTTTTTACACACCATTAAAATTGCTATATTTCTTTTAATAAAATCATTATTAATTTCCGCCACAAGGTAGTTTATCTCTTTATCACAGCTTTGTTTATTGTCAAAGGTCTGTGTTCTTAATATTCCCATAGTACAAAATGGATTTATAGATAAATTCATAACACAAATAATAGCAAATATAGAAAAGGTCATTTACCTTGTCTATTATACTTTTTCCATGATTTCAATTTATGTTTATTTTTTGGCTTTGAACGAGGTGAATTTCCTATTGAAGTTCTCTTTTTAATTATTGTAAATGATTTTCTTAATTCCGTTTGTTTATTCATTACTTCATTTGGCTTAATGGATTTTCTAAAGTTGTTTTAATTCTTTTATCTATTTTTTCTTCCAAATCTTTCATTTCATCTTTTACATCAGCAATAATTTCTTTTAAATCTTTTCCATTATCTCTACTATCTTGTTTAACTCTTTGCTCTACATCTTCTACAATTGTTTCAATTCTACGAACATCTGCTTTTAAATCATTCTTTAATTCTTTTGCCACATCAGCAACAAGTTCTACTTCATCTAAAATCATAGACATTTCTGATTGAAGCATAGTTACTTCTTGTTGAACTAAATCTATTCTTTTATCAAAACCACTTAAATCTGGAGCAGTATATTTAGATATTTTATTTCGCATATTTTGATAATCTTTATAAAATTCAAAGCCACCCCACAATGCACCACATAAAGAAGATAATACTGTGAGAATAAGAAATATTTTTCCCCCTCTAAATTTAATTCCAGCTACTTCTAATTCTGCCATTGACTATCTACCAATTCATTCATTAAACCATCACTCCCAGCGAATAGAAAGTAACTAGCCATACTATTATCAGATATTGTGGTATCTGGTAAAGTAACATTTGAAAAAAAATCAATTCTATCATTTAAGACTTGCTGAGTATCAAAAAAAGTTTTACTATCACCCAATACTTGCATAACAATAAGAGTTTTAGTTTGGTTTACATTATCATATCTTTTTTTATCATCTATTTTTTTCATAATTTTTTTAACAGCTTTTTCCTTAGATGATTCTTTTTCATTTTCTTTTTCAGATTTTTTTTCAACCTCTTTATTTTCTTTTTGAGATGATTCTTTTTTCTCTGATTGTTTTTCTTGGTTTGATTGTTGTTTTTCTTCAACTGGTTTTGTTTCTGCTTCAGCTTTTTCCTCCACTTCTTCGGCTTCTATTTCTTGTTCTTTTATTTCTTCTTCTTGTATATTTTCTGCTACCTCAATCGTTTCTTCTACAACTTCTTCTATCTCCATTTCTATCTCTGCTTCAACTTCCACTTCCATCTGCATAACTTCAATTTCTATTTCAGCCATTTCAATTTCTTGAATTTCAATTTCTACTGCTTCATAATTAGCATCTTGAATTTCTATTGGCTCTAAAACAAATTCTTCAGTCATTTTATTTGAATCAAATATATCTTCAACAACTTCAATTACATCTTCTGGAGCATTTATATTAAGAGCAACAAACATTTCAACAGATGTTATTGATTGTGTGATAATTGTATTGATAACATTATAAAGCACATTGATGGAAACATCGTCAAACAAGGGTCCAATAGCAAGATTAATATCTCTACCCCCAACTTCAATAATGACAGTTGTTAAACTTCCAGAAAAATCAAATCCACCTTCATAAGATTGATATCCACTTGCAGTACCACTAGCACTTAAAATATCAGTTCCAGAAAATACATTTGTTGACCCATCTTTTCCTGTGATGTGCATATAAATAGAATCTTGTGCATCTTGTTTATCTACTTTAATTGTATAATTTGTTTTACCACCATAAGTAATATTGAGAGCAGAAATATCTACTGTTTGAATAAAAGTAGTTCCAGTATTTGGCACTCCCATATTTGAAGTATAATTACTTGCACTAGTTATAGAAGCACATTTATCAGTTCCTAAATTACCACAACCAGAGCCAGAAGGCATTGATGCAGAACCTTGACCACCCCAATCAATATCCATATCTCCCTCAAATTTCTTAGCTACATATTCATTATCACCATTTAATAAATCATTTGAATCTTCATTAGTAACTGTTGTTGTTGTAATATCATTTGTAGTTGTTGTAGTTGTTGTAAATCCATCTGATTTATATTCAATAGTTTCTACAATAGATTGTTCAATAATTTCTTCTATTGTTGGAGAACAAAGACCTGTGGTGTCAATTGTACAATCTACAGCTTTACTAGAAAAAGATAGGAAAGCCGATATACAAAGCCATAGCACTAATGAGAAATTTTGCCAATTCCATATCATTATGTTTTTGCTCCTGTGTTTTAATTAATTCTATTTTATTAAAATATTTTGATCCTTCTGGAATAAGATCTGGATTTAATTCCCATTCTTTTAATGCTTCTGATCCTATTTTTCCATTAATTGGTGGAGGTGTTCCAGCCATAAGCATGGAATCAAAAACCCTATAATCAGTAGATAATAAACTAACTGCGGCAACTTTCATTCCCATAGCATATAATGATCTTGATAATTTGAGTATTTCACAATTTTCATCTGTGATAGTAATGCCAGAAGCAATACCAAATATCTGAGTTTGAACAGCACCACTCGTAGCTGTTTTGCATACATCAGAATTATTAACAACAACACTTGGAGCAGATGCAGTTGGAACAGATTTGTCAGTTACTACAGTTGAGCTTACTGTGTTTGTTTCTGCGGCTTGAACAGAATTCATTAAGGAGTTAAGAAAAAATAAAATTAAGGTTGAAATAATTAAACCTATTAAAATAGGTTTCCAGATCATTTAGGATTGGCATCTTTAACTGCTTTTATTGCTTTGTGCCATTCTCCAGTTGCATTTAGTTTTCCAGCAGTCATATCATGATATAGTTGGTCTAATTGGTCTTGAATTTGTTTATATTGTTTTGCTCTATTTCTTTGTACTGCTCCAACACCATCATATTCAGTTTGAAGTCTTGTCATTTCTGTACTTAAAGTTGACCATGTTATTTCACTATGAGGATTTGTAAGTGACCAAGTTTTATTTGCTTGTAACCATTGAATCTTATTAAAGTCTGCTTCAGTTTCTATATCTCCACTAACACTTACTTCTGCTGTAGATTTTAAATTCTTAATTGCTTTATGTAATTTTATTGTAATGTCCATTATGCCGCTATTTCCATTAATGTTAAATTAGTGCTGTAAGAATTATCGCTAGAGCCAAAAAATTGTACAATTCCACCCTCACTTGCGTTATTAGTTCTTACCTTAACTGTATAAGCATCAGTTGTTCCAGGTGTTAAATATGCACATTGATTTGCAGTCCAAGTTGGCTCATGTGTATTAGTAGCAAGATTATGTAAAAAATATGCACCAGCTAAAAGAGCATTACTTGAATTAGTTATAGAAGTATTAGATCCAGGAGCAACAGTTGCGCTATTACCACCAAGTCTAAAAACATAATTTCCTAAAACTAAAAGATGGTTTGATGATGATGCCATTGTAATTGCTTGTGAAAAACCAGTTACATCTGTTGTAGTTCCAGAACTCATACTATAATTACTTGTTAATTTTTTATGTATTACTTGAAGAATTTTGCCACCTCCAGCTGCAGCTTCATAAATTGCACCAACACCAGCACCAGATGAAGTAAAAACTTGTCCATCAGTTCCTAAGCTACCTACTAAACCAGACCCTCTTATATTAAGACGACTTCCTATAATTCCACTCATTTTTTATCCTATAATGTTTGATCTAAATAACTTACAACTACATGAACTGCAGCAGATGATGCAGTCTTAGCTGTTAAATGATCTGTAGCTTCTATAACAATTTTACCTGTATGCTCAAAAGTTTCATTAGCACCAATTGATTGATCAGAATAAATTTCATAATCAGTTGCTCCACCATCATCTTGAATAAACAAATCAAATGTTTCTGCAGCGCCTGCAGTTTCACAAAATGTAATTGATAAAATAGTATATGTATGTCCACTTACACCATTAATTAAAACCATTTCTGAGTTTGTAACTATTTGATGTGCGACTTTTAATAATTCACTTGCCATAATTTACTCCTTAAAATCCTAATACCATTGTTTTTCCTGTTGAACTTAAACTATCATTCATACTTCCAGAAACTACTATTTTACCACTTCCTTTAGATGTAATGTTAATATCAACATTAGTATCTGTACCAGTTGCAGACAAAGTTGGGCCAGCACCTGTTGCCGCATTTGCAATAGTAAATTCATTAACAGCACTTCCTGTTTCAGAAAATTTTAAAAGTTCCAAAGTCCCATCACCTAAAGCATTTCCATTAACATCTAATTGACCACCTAATTGTGGAGATGTATCTGATACAACTTCAGTAGCAACAGTTGAATCAGTCCAATCAACAGTATTAGCTGTTGTATTAATTGTTCCCATTTCAATGGATTGAGCTCCATCATAAAAATATAATTTATAAGCTGTTACTCCACCAGAGGTATCAACCCATATTGACCCAGCACCTAAACTTGCTGGAGCTGAACTTCCTATATGTGAAGTATTTAATGCTCCAAGAATAGTATTTAATTCTGTACGGAAAGCTGAAAATCCTTGATTTGCTATACTTACATCTGAAACTTGTGACATACTTTGTTTTTATCCTATTCTGTTTTCTTTTACAATGATTTTATGGTGTTAATCCATAACCTTTTGCAACATAATCAAAAGTTCTACTTACACCACTTACACTTGAGTTTGTAAAAGCAATAGAAAATCCTGTAACACTTTTTGAACTAATTGTATATGTATCACCAGATGCCATATTTTGTGCGGCAATTCCAAGTGAAGGACTTGCATAAAAAGCATTGGAAAATGTTATTGCTTTTGTCCCTGTTCCACTTACTATATCAGCACCAGATACTGTTCTATCTTCCAAACTTAGTTTAACAGATAATCCTGTTATTTTACTGCTTGTCTTATAATCATCATTTGTTAATCGTAATCTGAATTTTGCATATCTGAATTTATGTGTTGCTGATGAACTAATATCTTGATAAATTGTGGCATCACCCAAACTTGTATTACTAACTGCTATTTGTATCTTATGAAAAGCATGAGATGGCTCACTTCCATCAAATGGAGCTTTAGCATCATCAAAAAAAGAAACACCTCTACCAGAATCAAATTGATCATAAGGATCTTCATTATCTAATGTTAATGTTGGCTGAACTGTACCATCAAATATTGCTAATAAAGAAATAGAGTTAGCAAAATTATAATAGCCAATATTATCTCTATTGGCTGTTGAATAAGTTGGATTGCTTGTTGTATCTGTCCCCCCTAATTCAAAATTTCCACTTGGTGAATCAAAATTTCCTACAGTGTCATCAAAATCAGTAATAGTATCAAGAGCAATAACTGTATCACCACTTGAATCTTCTTTAATACATAGAGGAGAAGTTGAATCCATTTGTCCAGAACTTGTTGAAAGTGATAATGTTTCTGTTGTTGTTGAAATATCAGTATAATTAAAAACATTAGCAATATTTGTATAAATGATAGTTTCATCAATAGATTCATTTCCTGTTTTATCTATTGCCTTAATAAGAAATGCACCTGTTCTACTATTCACTATAGCATTGTCTGATTTTCTTCTTGTTACTCTAATTAAATTTGTACTGTTATTCCATAATGCACCACTCGTTAAATTTTGATAGCGAATTTCATAATAAGCAATATCTAAATCTGTTGAAGCAGTTGGTGGTGTCCAAGTTAATCTCATTTGATTGCTTCCGTGCATTTCAATAGAAAAATCTGCTATATTACTTGGTGGCTCACTACCCCCTACAATTACTCTGCTTCCTGTTGTATAGGTAGAACTAACTCCCAAACTATTAATTGTTTTTACTCTTACATTATAGGTTTCAGTATCAACAACATTTAACATTTCATAATTTAATTGTGTCCCCTTTCCTACAATAACATAATCTGAATCTGTGCTTAATTTGGCTTCTACTTGATAATATTGAGCAAATTTATTAGTACTTGCACCTACAAGGATTTGTAATTTTGTAATAACAACTCCATCTGAATACTCCACCAAAGAATCAGTTAATGTTAAGCTTGCTGGAGCAGAAACACTAAAAGGACTAGGTAAGTTAGTATCTGGAATTGTTGCTACTACTATTTGAGTTCCAAAAGTATAATAAGAATCTTGATGTTCAGTAAGCTGTAAACTTGTAGTGCTATCTGGATTTAAAGTTACTGATAAAACTCTAAATGGTTTTGCAGAAAAACTTGGAGTAGCATGAGTAATATTTACTATATCCCCTACTGATAAATCCATTGCTGTACCATCTGCTGTTAAGCTAACATCTAAACTTGATCTTGATCTACGCAAAATAATTTCTGCCATTTCTTGTGCTTGATATGGATTTGTAATACTTGGAAAATCAAATCTTCCTTCTAATAAAATTCCCCCATCAGCAGTTTTCATAGTTGCGTGTTGATCAGCACTTGCTTGTGCAGAATCATCTACAGGCGGAAATTGTGCTTCATCTACTTGATAATTTTTATTTGGATTAATAAAGGTAGTAATAACTCTATTAAATCTTTCATTTTTATTTTTAGAAGAAATACCTATCCCACCAATAATATTATCTTCTGTTAAAGTAATAGATGCAGAGCCACTTGTTTCAACTGTAACTTTATAATTTCCAGCAGTATAATTTAAATATCCTCTACAACCTGTTAAAAAATTTTGCACATTATTAATACATTTTTGTGAAGTATCTATAACTGTATGGCTATCAATTAAATCTATTTGATCTGCACCAGAATAAGGGGTTATATTTGCATCACAAATATCTCCAGCAGTTTGCCAATCTGCAAAGTTAGTATCAAAATAACTATTAGCAATACCCATACCAAAACGACTATTTCGTAAATAATCTAATAATTGATAAACTGGGTTATCTGAATAAGCCCATGTTGAACTTGTATCTGCTCTATGAGAGCCAGAGCCACCTGTGATAGATCCATCTAAATTAGGATTATAAATTTTTCTTCCTTTAACTATTGCATGAACTGTTGGAATACTGCCAAAAGAATCTTGATTCCATTTAAATTTTAATGCTAAATAAGAAATTCCTCTTAATCTATGATTACTTGTCCATGAAGTTAATCCACCAACCAATGTATCATAAGTTTGTGCATCAGTACCATAATGAGGTCTAACAGTTATTAAACTTGTACTATCTTTATAATAATTAGAATCACCACTTCCTACTGTGCGTTCTGTGTTATCAGCTAAATCTCCAGACCATGTAACTTGATTATCATTAACAAAAATAGAAGTTATATCATCTATTTCACCTTCTCCTAAAGCTAAGATCATATATAAAAATTCATTATCTGTTCCAGAAGTTTCTAAAAAAGAAATTATTCCCCCTACTTTTCTTGTTCCATAAATAATTGGTAACTGTCCATTTGCAGAAGTTTTATTTACCAAAACACCTTTTGCAATATTTTCTACTGTAGTTTCAAAATTACTTTCTGGCTCATCTGGTTTTCGTAACCAAGTTAATGCGGCAGAAACAATACTAATAGTTGAAAGTATAGGAGATATAAATCTTATTAAAGGACTTTTTGATACAATTCCGACTACTCTTGCAACACTACTGAAAAAACTACCCCAACCCATTATATTCTACCCCAACGAATATCTTGAACTGTTAAAGCAGAAAATTCAAAACCTTTATCTCCAGAAAAATGTCTTTGTTGTGATACATCAGAACTATTACGACCAGATACTTTTTCAAAATTACCCCAATGAGAAGTAACTTGTAATCCTATTCCAGCAGTATTTGTATCATCTTCTATTGAGTATTGATCTATAAAACCCTCATACAATAAAAAAGGATCAGCAATTAAAGCATTAGAACTATTTAAAAATCCTTTATAAATTTGAACAGATGAATTAATAATATTTTCATTTAAAGCTATAGAAATAAAACTTTGGTCAACACCAGATAATGAAATTTGTAGTGAATTTTTTATTGGCTCTGTTCCTTCTTGAACATTACTAATTCCTAATAAATGACCACTTGATGTATATGTTCTTGAACTACCAGAGATGCTAGAAGTTAATGCAAATCCACAATCAGTTAAATAAAGTGGTGTAGCAAAATTTAAATGAATTAAATGAACAGGATTTATAGTACCTGTTGCTAATTCAGTTTTAACAGAACTAGTTAATCCTCTTGACATTATATTGCCTCAATTACATCAAATTCAAAATTATATAAAAGGTTTCCATCTTTATCTATATTACCACTAGGAAATTCTTGTAGATCACTTGTTAAATGAACTGTGAAAGGAATACTGTCATAAACTACTGCTCCATCATTTGCTAATGCTGTTGTAAGTGGTGGCTCTATGGTTACTGTTGCCGCATTACTGCTTGAAGTAACATCTGCAACAATCATATAAACTTTACTATGTGAATTAAATTTAATAAAATCTCCAGCTTTAAATCTTCCAGATCCATCAGCACCAAAACCATTTAAAGCAATAGTAGTATCTGCTACAGCATGAACTCCATCAACCAAAACTGTTCCAGCTTCAACTCCGATAGCATTAAGATAGCTTGGAAATGTAATTGTAAAACTTTCTTTTTGACCTCTTTGTTTTATTATAAAAGCCATTATACTTTGAAAATCTGCTCTTGTTTTTAATTTATATCTACAAGTAAAACTCCATCTTTGACCATCTATTTGTCTACGGAATGTTTTTCCACTATCAGTTTGAGATATTAAAGTTTTTTGATTACTTGAAATATTAACTGCTGTAAAATCTGTATTAGGTAATGCTCCACTCATACTATTGCCTGTCTGCCTGTTTCATTAACTGCACTATTAATCATATTTACAATAACTCCTCTACTATTAGTTAGTAATTGATTAAACCCACTAGCATCAACAGTATTAATATTAAAGTTTACATTTACAGCTTTTCCTAATTGATCATTAGAAATTATATTACCATTTGAACTTGGCACAAACATTTCTTTTCCAGCTTCTCCAACCATATAAGGTTTACCACCAATAACTGATCCACCTTGTTGTCTTCCAGAATAACTTGTTGAATTTATTTGTGCAACCAAAGCCATTCCTTTTGCTACAGAACTTGCGGCAACAGCCAAACTTGTTGGAAAAGAATAATCAGCAAATGCTCTTGATGCACCTTTAATAGCATTGATTGTTGCTTCTGCCATTTGAAATCTTTTATATGCTTCAAATGCATTTCTATTTATTCCAGATAATGCTTGTAATGAGTCTTTAGTATTATTAGTAATTTGATCTAATCCTTTTTTATCTATTTCTACTTGTTGTTTAGCTAATCTTGTTGATAAAATTTTTCTAAAATGTGCGTGTTCTTTATATAATTTTTGTTGTTTTTCTAATTCAGTTTCAATTCTTTGTGTAATAATTTTTTCTGGATGCCTTGAATTCATTTCATCTATTAATGGAGTTATTGTTATTTCTAACCCTTTGTCATCTTTAAATTCTCCAGTTATATCTTTTAGTAATTTAAAAATTTTTTCTAAATTAAAAATAACTATTGCTGCACCACCTATTAACAAATTCCTTTTTGTAGCACTATTTAATGCTAACATTGAAACTGTAGCACCTTGAATAGCAATAGACATAGCAACAAAAAAAGCGGCTATTTTTACAGCTATTATTGCTTTTAAAACAAAAAGGATTTTATCAAAATTATCTTTTAAAAATAAAATAGCTGATCCTGTTGTAACTAAAGCTGTTGCCATACCTCTGCCTATACTTGTGGCAATTCTATCTATAGATTTTCCATTATCTTCTAAAAATTTATTTATATCGCCAAATTGTTTTTTAAGTTCTGGAAAAAATCCAGCTTCTAATAAAACTTTTTGAAAATTAAATACTTTATCCCCAATCATTGAAAGAGTTCCACCTAAAGTTTTGGCTAATGCATCTGTTGTTCCAGAAAATTCTCCACCTTCACCAAATACTCTATCAAATGCTTCTGCTGTTTCTTCTACTGATACAACTGCACCAGCTTTAAAACCTAACATGGATTTTACACCTCTATCTCTAAATAAATCAGCCGCACTAATACCAGCAGATAATGATCGTTGTATTTGTTCTGCTGTAGTTTTAAAATCAAGTCCTGTAACTGCTGCAACATTACCTGTTAATTTCATTATTTTTGCTAATTCATCAGCATCTTTACTTACTACTGCTAAAACTCCAGCACCTTTTTGTATTTCTTCTAAAGAAAAAGGAACTTTAGAAGCAAATTTTGCCATTTTATCAAATGCTTTTGCACCTTCTTCTGTACTACCAAATAAAAATTTTAATCTAACTTGTAATCCTTCAATCTCCATTCCTGTTTTAACAAGAGAACGAATTGCTAAACCAGCACCTAAACCTATAAAAGCATTACGAACATTAAATATTGATTTTTTAACACCATCTAAACTACCACGAACACCTTTTAAAGCCGCTTTGGACTTATCTTTAGCTATAATGTCAATATTTACTTTTTTTGTAGCCATTATCTTTTCATTTGGTTAATTCTGTTTTGCCTTTCTGAATCTTCTCTTTGAAGATCATAATAAGCTAACCACATATTAAACTCTTGAACTGACATTTGCAAGATTTCACTTGCTGTCTTATGAAGTCTTTCGGCTAAAGCAAATATTGAATAAAGTTCAAAGGAATTTTTTATTTTTTTTTAAGTGTATCAACATCATCATTAGCAAGAATTAAAGTAGCAACTCTTGAAATAACATCTGTATCTGCTTTGACTTTAAATTTTAATTTATGCTCTAATGTGAACATTTTATCGCCATCTTTAGTTAAAGATTTTTCTATGATAACATCTATGAGAACATTGAGATCACTATCATTTGCACCTTTAAAGATTTTTGATTTCTCCAACATATTAAAGGGTTTTGTGTAAATAGCCTTATCGCCTATTAATCCCCATTCTTCTACTTCTATAATCTTTGTTTCAAGGGAATCAAAATGTGCTTTGACTCCCTCAAAAAAATCTATTTTTTCTGCCATATATTATGAAACTGTTCCTATTGTTAAAGCTCCTGTGCCTTGAAAAGCAACTGATCTGGTTGATATACCATCAAGACTTACTCCAATAGACATTGAACTAATAATACCACTACCAGCTAAACTTTGATCGCCAGAACTATTTCCTTCTGGCAATAAAGTAAAGGCAATAGTTGCTCCTACATCTAGGGTTTCTTGTGGTGCATCTCCCTCATCATAGTGCATTTCAACACTTCCACTAAATGCAGTTCTACCAGCCATATAAGTTTTAGCAGAATTACTTAGTGAAGAATCTTCAACAACATCAGCAGTAGTATCTATAGTGAAGCCAGTTATGCCTCCTAAAACAGCAGAGCCACATTTTATAACTCCTTCTTTACCATGATGTGCCATATATTATTCCTTTAAGTTGGGTTTATACTCTGATTTTTTAGTTTGAGTTTTTACTTCAATCTTTTTTTCACCAGATGATTCTTTATAACCAAGTTTTTTAAATTTATCAAGACTATTAGAATTAATTGTTATTATATCTATTCCATTAGTTACTTCTATGTCTTTAGCCATTATGCTGTTCCTCTCGTAAATTCATATATTACTCTTACCACAATTCTTACTCCACCATAAGGAAAAATAATTCCTTCATCTGTATCAGCTTCAACGAGTTGTGTATCAATAGCATTTCCATTTCTTGTTATATCATTATCTAAAGTTTCTTCAATAACTTCTATGAGCTGGTTTCGTAATGTGTCTATATTCGTTGTGCTACCTTTAACAAATCCAACTATAATAAAATCTATTGTACCTTGTGTTTTTCCAGATGAATTACTACCCATAGCAAATGGCTCTCTAGATTCATTTCCGCTTTGAACATAAGCACTAGGAAATTGAGCATCTGATAATTCTTCTACCTCAAATGGCTCTCTCGTTATCTTTTTTAATTCAATAGGACTAGAAACAGCATCTAATTTAGTAATAATATCACTTGCTATATCTTCTCGTTCACTCATTGTTAAACCTTAATATGTTTAAAAAATAAATCTCTTATCTTATTTTCATCTTGTTTACCAATAGCAAAAAAAGGTCGTCTTGGCAACTTACCTATACCTTGATCATGTCTAAATGCTTTTTCATTTTCTGTTTGTCGCCTAAAAAATAATGATCCTTTACTTCCAGAAACTTTCCAAGTTAATGAACTAAACATTTTTCCGCTATCCGTTAAATCTACAAAACTTGTTTGCCTTCCTCTTTTATTTCTATCTTCTTTTGCTCTTGAAGAATATTCTTGAAATCCACCACCATCTGGAGTTTGACCTTTTTGAGTTTTTTCTGTTATTTGTTTAACTCCATAAGCAGAAACAACATTTAATGCTCTAGTAATATCTTTAGGAATAGTTTTTTGTAATTTTTTTAAGTAATTAACTACTTCAATCGTATTAGCTTTGATCTTAATATCTGCGACCATTACCTAGTAAGGCGTAAACTGTGAATAGATTCTTTTTCAGATGCGGCAATAGTTCCACCACCATCTTCATCATACTCAACACCATCTCGTAAAACTTGTTGAAATTCTTCAGTATATCTATCTTTGTAAAAATCTATTTGTATTTGAAATGAATCTAAATTTCCTATTTCATTCCATTTAGTTAATTGAGGATATATATATTTCCACATAGCCATATAAACTACTGAACTTTTCCATTGAGCATTAGTAAGTTTACTATCAGTCATTTCTATAGAAGTTACTTTTGTAATATCTTTATATCTTACTGTATGCCTGTATCTTTCCCACCATTCAGCACGAATTTGTCTTAAAACATCATCTTCTGCGAGTTGTAAGTGTGATTCAAATGTAGTTATACCAAAACCAAGAATATCTGGCTGTATGGTCTGTAAATCACTATTAGCTACACTAAATTGAGAAGTTGCCATTATTTATGCTCCACAAGATTCACATTCATCATTACAAATACATACATCACAGCCACAAGATTTACAAGTACAAGGATTAATCATCTTTTTTCTTTTTTTTTGTAACTAATGAAAGTTTTGGTTTATCTTCAGCTAAAGTATAACCTCTAAATTTCCACATATTTTGATTTTTTTCCCAATCAATTTTATTGCGTTCAATTATTTTATCGCCTTTTTGTAATTTAATTTTTTCATTAATCATAAAAATCCTTTGTTTAAAAGAGGGGAATTAAATCCCCTCTTTTTATTTAATTAATTAAGCAAGTGAAGAATCCATCATTAATTCAACACCATAAGTATCGTGTAATTCACCAACACCATAAACTGCTGTTGCCACAATCTCATCTGCTCTCATAGAAGCATCTCTTTGAGTTTCAATTTTAAGATCTTGCATCATAGCAAGTCCTAAAGCATCTTTGTGGAATAAAGCACCTTTATAATCACCAGTTGCATATGCTGGAACATTTGAAGATTCATAAACAGGAACTCCAGCTATTCTACCGACAAATCCTGTACTCATTGCTTCGTTAGCAACATCACTTGGATTAGGGTTAGCATATGTATTTGTAATTGCCGCTTTTAAATCATAAGCAATATAAGGGTGTACTACACAAGCTAAATCCTGTGTTGGAACTCCTAAATTTCTTAATTCTGCAGTTGCTTCAAATAGTTTTGCCGCAGAAAAAGCAACATCTGCTCCACCTACGATTTTACTAAAGCCATCAAATAATGTGATTAAATCAACATCAATTTTTTTTGCAATTGCTTCACCAAATAATTTTCCAATATCTGCTGCAACATTTCTTGATGCACTATTTCTAGCAAGATCAGTTAATGTTGTCATAATTCCAACCTCTGAAGCTGTAATAGTTACAGAACTTGGATTGATTGCAGTATTAGCTAAATCTGTAGCATCTGCAACTGCCGCTGCAGAAACTACTGCATAGATAGGTACTTCAACTGATTTGCCGCCACCAGCAATAGTGTAATTTTTTACTAATCCTCGCATTAGTGATCTCTCACTTGCTACGAATAGTGCTTCTGCTACGATCTCTGTATATAGCTCCGAGATCGTGGAGCTTGTTGTTTCGTTAGCCATTATAGACTCCTTTTAATATTATGTTAAATTTATGACTGTGGGTTTACTATCCCTTACCTTTTTATATTCAGCGTAACGCTTCCTATCATCTGGATTAGCCATATCTAAATCCGCAATATTAAAAGGTTTTGCGTCAACCTTACCCACATTTGCCCTACTTCCAGAGCCACTAGGTGTAGCACTTTGAAAGTGAGGATTCTGCGTAATGAACTCTTGAACATATTCATCAACACTCAATAATTCGCCTTTCTTATTATAGCGAGGTTGTCCAGTATCTGCAAGGACTTCTACTTTACCTTCATCATTTAATTTAACTTTGCTTTTGAGTAAGTTTGAAACTTGTTCTGGATTAATTGCTTGATGTTTTGAAGCTGAACTTAAAAGAGAATCACTAACTTGAATTGTTTCTAATTTTTTTTGTAGTTTTTCTGTTTCATTCTTATGATCATCTGCTTGTTGCTTTAAGATATCTTCAAATTCTCCTCGTTCTTTTTTACGATCTAACTCTCTGGATTTCTTTTCTTCAATAGCACTTTTTGCTTCATCTAGTTTATCTGTACCCAATTCCCTATACATTTTTGCTCTTTCTCTAGCTAGTCTTGATCTTATTCCTTCTTCAAATTGCTTTTCAGTATAGGAATTTTCTTTTTGCTCTTGGGTTTCTTGTACTTGTTCTGCTTCTTGTATTGGTGCAGTTTCTTCAACCAAATCCGTTTTTTGCTCGTCAGCCATAGTAATCTCCTTTTTGTTAATATTGTTTATATATTATTTAAAAATCATCTGCAACTACTAGCCAAGAATGTCTGCAACGATATCCTCCTCTAGCTGTAAATGGGTCTGATGATGATTTTCCAGTCCATGATCTTTGCCATTCTTTATTAGCTTCCTCTTGGGTAAATGTTTCTCCTTGATTTCTTCTACAAAAATCTCTGCTATCAGTAACTAAACTTCCACTATATTTAAATTTATTTAATCCAGCTTCTTTTGCTTTTGATAAAATAAAAGAGCCATCAAATTGCATTAAAGAATCATGAGCTATCTGACCAGCATATCTCCTCATATTATTACCTAATATATCGGAAGCATATTTTGTATGAAGAATTTTTCTTGCGTCATCTACCCTAGATTTTTTATTAGGATTATATCTATTTAAATTAATATATCTAACTAAACGATTAATAGCTTCCTCATTACTTCTTTGATAAACACCATTAATAGCACCTCTAATAGCTTTTACAGTTTCATCAAAAGGCTTTCCAGCTATAGCCGATTGATAAACTTCATCTGCTATCACATTTAAAAATCTTCCAGCCACATCTTCAAAACCTCTATAAACTTGAGATTTAAGAGCAGTAATTGTTTCTAAATTAGCTTGTGTAAGGGTTTTAAATTCATCTGGTATATTAAGCACCCCAAACTCTTTCATAAATTCATCAACCACTTTGTCATAATCTCTAACTATAGCATCTGCTTCTGTTAAATATTCTTTTTCAATTAATGATTTTAAAGTAGGTCTTAATTGTATTGCTATCTGTGTTGAAATAACATCTGCACTTGTAGAACTAACAATAGAACTAACAATAGCTTCTTCTAAATTAATTAGAACTCTATTAATTCTTGCTTCATGTTCGTCTGCTAGTCTGTCAAGTATTGATTCTCTGCTCATTTGATTTTGTTATATACCTGTCTAATAGTTTAGGCAACCAATGAGGGATTTTAACTTTTCCTGTCCAGTATCTATTTATCATTACTCGCTGGGAAGTAGTTAATTTTTTAGTATCATATATTGCTCTTGCAAGGTCAGATTGATTTAATCCGACCTTGTTTAATCTTTGTTGTAATTCTTTATTTGTCATTTAATCCTTTCTATATTAAATTATTAAATTCTTTCATGTATTTTTTTGGTACTTTTGATCCTCTATCTAATATTTTATCTAATTTATAATTTTTAACAAAAGCATATTCTTCTTCTTCTAAACAATCTGGATCAATATTTTGCTTATTTAAAGTAAATTCAATAGTTTTATCATCTAATAATTTTTTTAAAGATACTTTGTGTTGTTCTAAACATTCTTTTAATGTTTTAAAATAATCGCTATGTCCTTCATCAACATAACAAGTCTGCCATTCATAAAAAGTATATTGCATTTTACCCTCCATTGTTAGATGGCTCATTATTGAGCCACCT